AACCCTCAACGAGCGACTCGCCAGGGAAGATCTTCGCAAGCGCGAGGTTGAAGCCCTGGAGATGACGGCGGTAGCGCAGGCATACCCATACGAGGCGTTGCGGAACACGCTGCGTTTCGACATCTTGCTGTCCCGCCTGGGCGCGAAGCCCGAGCAGACCCGTGAACAAGGAGAGACCCGTGACTGAAAACTTCGACACCCCCGTGACCACGTCCGCCCCCGCTGCCAGCGACGGCGGCGGCTTCCTCAGCGCCCGCGACATCCTGGAGCAGCCCACCCTCGTCATCGAAGCGGTGGACGTTCCTGAGTGGAACGGGAAGATCCGCCTGAAGCACCTCTCCGCCAAGGAGCGTGACAGCTTCGAGTCGTCGATGGTGACGATGGGCCGGAACGGCAAGCAGAAGATGAACAACGAGAACTTCCGTGCCCGGCTGGTGCAGTTGGCCGCTTTGAAGGAAGACGGAAGTCAGCTCTTCACTCGCCACGACATCCGAACCCTGGGCGACCTCCCGGCCGCCGGTCTCCAGCGAGTCTTCAACAAGATCAACGAGATGTCTGCCTTCACCGAGGAAGACCTCAAGGATCTGACCGAGGATTTCGGCAACGACCCGAGCGACGATTCAAGTTCCGCCTAGCCCTGGCAATGCGCCGTCCGGATATTGACCGGATGATGGCCAGCATGACGGCCCGCGAGTACAAAGAGTGGGAAGCGTACGAGCGGGCCACCGGCCCTCTGGACTCGATGTATGAACGCGAAATGCTCGCGGAACTGCACGAGTTGATCCAGGTCAACAATCTCCTGACGGGTGCAGCGATCACCAAAAAGGGCAAGAAGAATCCCGCCGGGAAGTTCCAGAAAGTCCCACGCGCCGCCGCTCTTCATAACCCTATCGACGAGGATGAAAGTCCCGACGAGGATGAAGAAGAGTACGACGAAGAGTACGAAGAGTGGTACCAAGAAGAAGAGGAAGCGAAACCCTCTGGCGGGTACGACCCAGCCACGGATCCATTCGCTAACATGCCTCAACGTAAGTGAGAGATAGGGGAGTTCGTTGGCTACGATGCGCGCTTTGGGCTTCAGTATCTTCTCCACTTATGACGGCTCCGGAGTTCGCTCCGCCCGTCGGGATATGGACGACTTCAGCGGTAGCACTAACCGTTCCACGAGTGCGATGAACTCGTGGAACGGTCGTATCATTCTGATGACGAAGGCGGCGCTGATCTTCGGCCCCGCCCTGGTGCCTATAGCGGCACATCTGGCAGCCATAGGTGGCGCAGCCATCGCTATGGGCGCATCGGCTGGCATAGGTCTCGCCGCGTACGGCCTGGCGATGAAGAATGCCATCGATACGACTAACGCGATGGCCAAGGCCGGTAAAACTCTATCGGCCTCCCAGAAGGACTTCCTAAAGTCTCAAGAGGCCTACAACAAGGCCGTGTCGAACTTCGGTTCCAGCTTCCGGGATGAATCCCTGAAGGCGGCCTCGGCCACCCTTAAGGGATTCACCAGCATCCTCAAGGGACTTGAGCCGGTAGCCAAGGCCCTCGCCCCCGAAGTCACCAAGGTCGCCGTCTCGTTCGAGAAGTGGGCGAAAAGCTCCACCGGCTTCAAGGCCTACATCGGGCTCATCAAGGACTCTGCGGTTCCGATCTTCAGGGATCTGGTGGCCGCCGGTAAGGCCGTCATCAACGTACTCGGCGACGGCTTCCGAGCCTTCCTGCCGAACGGCGTAGCTCTCGCTGACACCCTGCGCAAGGGTGCGGAAGCCCTCAAGGCCTGGTCTGACGGCGGTGGCTTCACTAGGTTCCTGACCTACGTCCAGGGAAACAGTGGCGCCGTAAGGGAGTTCTTCAAGGCGCTTGTTGATGCGCTCCAGACTATCGGCACCGTCATGAAGGACCTAGGACCGCTCTCTCTGACGATCACGACGACCATCTTGAAGCTGGTGGCTGCCCTGCCGCCCGCGTGGATCGAAGCGATCGTCAAGGGCTTCATCGCGTGGAAGGTCGCGATGATGGGTCTCTTGGTCATCAATACGGTGGTAACTGCTATACGGGCCATGGCGGCAGCCTGGTTCGTTCTGAACCTCGCGTTCACGGCGTCCACGATCGGCCTCGTGGTCCTGGCTATCGCCGCCCTGGTCGCCGGTATCATCCTGCTCATCCAGCACTGGGATACCGTCTCGGGCGCCCTTAAGACCGCCTGGGACGCGACCTGGAACGCGATGAAGATCGCTGTCGAGGCGGTCTGGAACGCACTGAAAATCGGCTGGAGCGCCTTCACCGGCGCCTTCGTTATCGCTTGGCAGGCGGTGTCCGGCGCCCTCACTGCGGCCTGGAATGCCACCTGGAATGCCCTGAAGATTGCCACTGACGCCGTCTGGAACGCGCTCAAACTCGCCTGGGAAACGGTAGTCAACGCGTTCAGCACCGCCTGGACTGCGGTAGGTGCCGCCCTTCAGATCGCTTGGACTACGGTCTGGAATGCCATCCAGCTGGCCGCTACGACCGTCTGGAACGTACTCAAGACTGCCTGGGAAGCCTTCATTAATGGCCTCCAGCTCATCTGGACGACGGTCTCGACGGCCTTGACGGCGGCTTGGCAGGTGTTCTGGAACCTCATCCAGACGACCGCGCAAACCATATGGACGGCTCTCCAGGTCGCCTGGCAGGCGTTCATTACCGCGCTCCAGACCATCTGGACGACGGTCTCGACAGCTCTGACATCGGCCTGGCAGGTGTTCTGGAACCTCATCCAGACTACGGCCCAGGCCATTTGGACCGCTCTTCAGGTAGCCTGGCAGGCGTTCATCACTGCGCTCCAGACCATCTGGACTACCGTGTCTACGGCCCTGACGGCCGCTTGGCAGACGTTCTGGAACCTCATCCAGACGACAGCTCAAGCTATATGGACGGCCATGCAGGTGGCCTGGCAGGCGTTCATCACTGCGCTCCAGACCATCTGGACGACGGTCTCGACGGCTCTGACGTCGGCTTGGCAAGCATTCTGGACAGCTCTACAGACGGCCGCTCAGACCGTCTGGACCGCCCTCCAGGCAGCCTGGCAGGCATTCCTGACGGCCGTTCAGACAGTTTGGACGACGGTCTCCACTGCGCTCCAGGCTGCCTGGCAGGCCTTCTGGACGGCGATTCAGACGGCTGCACAGACCGTCTGGACGGCGATTCAGACGGCCTGGCAGACATTCCTGACTGCCGTCACAACAGCCTGGAACACCTTCAAGGATGCTTTGACGGCGGCCTGGCAGGCGTTCTGGACTGCGATCCAGACGGCTGCTCAGACGATTTGGACTGCCATCCAGACGGCTTGGCAGACATTCCTGACTGCTGTCACAACGGCCTGGAACACCTTCAAGGATGCTTTGACGGCAGCCTGGAAGACTTTCTGGGAGGCCATCAAGACGGCTGCCGAGACGATATGGACTGCGCTTCAAGGCGCCTGGGACAAGTTCCTGAAGGCGATACAGACGGCCTGGAATACAGCCTCCGCAGCCGTCAAGAAAGCCTGGGAAGAGACCTGGGACGCCATGAGCGGTGTCGCCAAGAAGATCTGGAATACCATTGGCGGCATTATCGAGAAGGCCATCAACGGCATTATCGGTATCATCAACATGTTGACTGGCGGCTTCAATAATGTCGCGGACTTCCTCAGCATCAACATCAAGATAGGTAAGATCGACGAAGTCAAGCTGCCTGGTCTCGCCAACGGTGGGATGGTCACCTTCGCTTACGGCGGCGTGGCGGGGATGCCCGCTACCTTCGCCAACGGCGGCATGGCCAACCTCAGCAATGGCGGTGCTCTGTCCGGCTATGCGCCTGGCAGGGACACCGTCCCAGCGATGCTGTCCAAGGGTGAAGGGGTCCTCACTCCGGAGGCCGTGCGCGGCCTTGGCGGCGCGGGCTTCGTGCACGGCGCCAACCGGGAGTTCGCCGGTCACCGTGGCGCGGGCAAGTCTGGCACCGGCTTCTCTATGGGCGGCATTCAGCACTTCGCTACGGGCGGCATGGTCGACAGTCTGACCGCAGCGGCGCTGGCTAAGGCTGGCGTCTCACTGGGCTTGGTCTCGCAGGGTTCGCACAGCGACGGAGCGCTCAGCGGCGGCACCCACCTCGGTGGCGGCGTCGTCGACCTCTCCACCACCGATCCGGCCGTCGTGGCGGCTCTTCGCGCGGCAGGCTTCGCAGCTTGGGCGCGCGGCCCGGCCGAAGGCTTCTCACCTCACATCCACGCTGTCCTGATGAGCGCGCCGGACCTCTCGGCCGCAGCGCAGGCGCAGGTTGCCAGCTTCAAGGCTGGCGGAAACGGCCTTGGTGTGGGCACTGCTGGCGGCAGCGGCGGTGGAGGCGGCATACCG